TACCCATCAGGTACCTATACTGCCCGGCTCGGGGCACCGTACGGTGAGAACCATCGGTATATCGAGCAGTCGGAGTGAATCCGACCGCCCAATAAGTAGGGATCTCACGATTCCACAACTCGCGGCGCTTTTCAAGCGTCTCACGGGTTGTGGGATCGTGAGAACCTGGACTTCCTATCCGGATTTTCTGGATAGTTACAAGTCCTTGGTCCCGATCGCCATCATGGCGATCTCTACACCTGTTACTCGGGGCGGCCTTCGTAAACAACTTGAAGGTCTCGCTCGGGGTACAGGTTTTCTCACTAGGTCGGGATGCGTTGTTTTTGCAGCCCGACTCGCCTCCGCTAGATCTTTTAGGAGGCGCCTTATCTTTTTCAACGCCCTCCTCACTTTGAAGAAGGCGTTCCCGCTGGTCACACGAGATCGTGACGTGGTGCAGCGGGCACTACAGAAGCACCGTGAGGTGCTCGCTTCCCCACCCTCTTCAGTTTCCTCGGCACCAGGTATAACCTGGGCCGTGAAGAGGATGGCCGCCGTCCGCCCTATACTCTCCCAAGAGGTGCTAAGAAGCACCTCTTGTTCCGCTCCTGGGGCGTCTCTCCCCACGACTCAGGGAATCACTGAACGTGATCGCTTCTACACTATCCACAAGGATGTGTTGGAGAAGACCACCAAGGTGATTTCCCGGGTCGTGTACGAGGACATACCCCGGACGGATTCCCGACCGATCTACCGCCGATGGGGCAATCAGTATGGGTCTGGTATAACGAAGAAGGTTCTTCGTAACCAGGCGTATACTGTCATGTCCCGTCGTCCGGTGACCCGTTGGGAGGAGGTAGAGGTCGAACGGCTCGTCCGGAAGCCCACTGTAGTGGAACGTCCAGCAGATGTCTTTGCTGGATCACCCTATTTGGACGGCTTAAGACTCTTGAAGGACAAGGCCCAACCTCTGACCTGGACCCCCGGGGTTCGGCTCAGGCTCTCCTTATTGGGGAATTTCCCCGATAAGGCTTGCATGCGCCGAGCTCCGGGAGCCGGTTCGGTCAGATCCCAGTTTCCGTTCGATCGGTCAGTGGTCTTTTCCAAACCACTGCCCATTCGACCAGTCCCTGGGGTTGAGGTCCGGCCAACAGATTTGATACACCGCGATTACCTCTCGGCTGTCAAAGACCAGCTGATGAGGGTTGCGTCGGCAGCAGTGGGCGAGACCGGTGCTGAGGCTATTCCTATTCCCGACAAGGGGAAAGTGAGAGTAATCACTAAGGAACATGCCTCTGCAAAATGTCTCGTTCCGATCCAGACACTTGTCTCTCTTTGGCTCTCAGGCTTTAGAGAGACTTCAATCACCCGTCGTCCTCAGACAACGGATGATATCCTCTGGATCGCCACTGATCCCGACGCTTCCCCCGACAGCTGTTTTGTCTCTGGTGACTATGAGTCGGCCACCGACTACATGCCTCTCGAGTATTCTCGGGCCTTTTGGATTGCTATCATTTCAGTAATCCCTGGGCTCTCGGACCTTGAGAAGCAGGTAATCATCGGCCAATTCTACGCGAGACGGATCTCCTACCCTAAAGGGTCGGGTATCCCCCCGCTTCTCCAGAGACGTGGGCAGCTGATGGGTAATCTTCTCTCCTTTCCAGCACTCACTGGCATCAACTTGATCAGTTTTAGGTCACTCTTCCCTTACAGGAGAGTGCTGATCAATGGTGATGACATCCTATTCCGGGCTACTAAGCCGGAATTCGATAAGTGGGTTGAGCACGTACAATCGTACGGACTCGTGATAAATGTACGGAAGACAATCTTCTCGCCATTTGTCGCGAACATCAACTCAGCCACTTACCATTGGGTGCCGGAAAGGAGGGCGGTGATTCAAATCCCTCGGTACCCATACCACCTTGCCACGACCCTCCATCCGGGCGGCAATGTCGTTCTCGATTGTAGTGTGAAGGAGTCTAGTATCATTAAAAGATTCTATCCCTTCCACCTCAATCGTCGCGATACACGTCCGTTCTTTGGAGAGACGTGGCGGGGCGGTATGGGCTTTACATATGCTGGCTTCCGGCCATCAAAGCAGGAGCGGTGGTTATACCTCCGTTTCCGTGCCAAGTATGGCCGAAAGCCACCATGTGCTATACCGAGGCATCTCCTTCAAGAGCCTTCGTCCATCGATAGGGTTTTAGTGAGAACACTGGGTCCATACAGCGACGACTCCATCTGTCGTACTGGATCTAGTGTTAGTCGTCCGACATTCCGCATCCCCGAAAAGCTGAAATCCTTGCCTCAGGAAAAGGTTAAGGAGATCAGTCAGGGGAAGTTGATCTTTCCCTCCCTGGGGAAGATTGACTGCGGTTTGGCTGGTTCGACTGGGACCCTACCTATTGGGTAGCATCGGAGTCGGGTTCCACTGTCATTGCAACGACCAACACCTGTTGTACGTGATGATGGATTCTCTGGCTGTGGGGG